ACCTGTTGTTCGCGGACTTTGCGAACCGCGGCGTGAATATGTGGACGATAGAGCAAGGTTCTCAGGTTTTAACTCCGGGAATGGCTACGTATAATTTACCTTCCGATACTGTTGACCTGCTTGAACATGTTCTGCGCACAGGTGCAGGCGTAGCAGCTACGCAATCTGACTTAACCATCACGAGAATTAGCGTTTCCACTTACGCCACGATCCCTAACAAGTTGCAACAGGCGCGACCGATACAAATCTATATTAACCGGCAGGCAACGCCTAACTTCACGGTTTGGCCCGTTCCAGATAGTAGTCAGACATATACACTTGTTTATTGGCGTTTGAGGCGAATTCAGGACGCAGGAAACGGTATTAACACGATGGATGTACCATTCCGGTTTGTTCCAGCGATGGTTGCAGGCCTTGCATATTATTTAGCGCTTAAAATTCCTGGCGGTGTTGAAAGACTACCGATGCTTAAGGCTCAGTACGACGAAGCGTGGGAATTGGCGAGTTCTGAGGATCGTGAAAAGGCCGCAGTTCGATTTGTTCCTAGACAGCAATTTATTGGGGGCTAGTGATGGGTAATCGCTTTTCCTCGGGTAAAAACTCGATTGCGGAGTGTGATCGTTGCGGGTTCAGGTTCAAGCTGAAAGAACTCCGAGAACTGGTTATCAAGACTAAAAACATCAACATGTTGATATGTCGTTCATGTTGGGAGCCGGATCACCCGCAGTTACTTTCGGGAATGTTTCCAGTCGATGATCCACAAGGTGTACGTAATCCTAGACCAGATCGAAGTTATTTTACATCCGGCACACTAGCCAACGGTTTTACTGGAGATGGCAGCCGCCTTACGCAATGGGGATGGTACCCTGTGGGTGGCGGTAACAGTGTTGTTTCAGGCAATACGCCTAATGCTTTGTTAGGTCAGGGTGTTGTTGGTACAGTATCAGTAGCAATTTTACAAAGCGGGGTGATCAATATGAGTGCTCTTTCAATTACGCAACCTTATCCAATTTTTACAAATGCGGAGGGTCAACCTTTAGAAAACGGTTATGTCTGGGTAGGTAAGGCAAATCTTGATCCGCAGGCTAACCCTATTAATTTGTACTGGGACACTGCCCTGACAATTCCAGCAGTGCAGCCAATTCGAACAATCAACGGTGCTCTTTCAAATTCCGGGACTCCGGGGAGCATTTACGCTGCCGAATTTTCGTATTCGATGCGGGTTAAAAACGAAATCGGCCAGCTTGTTTCGTCAACTACTAATGCAACCGGATATGCTGTTGGAAATGTTGTGCCTGCCGGTCAGACAGTGACTCTTAATGTGCCCTCAGATTTTGCAGATGTGCAAGCGGCTTTTGACTACATGAATGGTTGGGTAATTTTTGGCAGTGTAGAAGTAAAAATTGCAAATGGTACATATAACTGGACACGAGGACAGAATTGCAACCATCCGTTCGGCGAGAATATCCGAATCGTCGGGAACCAGGCAAGCCCAAGCAGTGTAATTATCCGCGGCCCGACCGGGCCGACGTTCGACATGTTTTCTGTGAGCGCGGGTAATACTCTAGGTTTTATCGATGGTATGACTATTGACTTGCCGACCAAAGCAACTTTAGCTAACAATTGGACTGCTATCCTTGCAGTTCAAGGTTCAACTCTAATCACAGGCACTAAGATTATCGTCAATAACTGGTATTATGGTATTGCGGCTCGCGACGGATCATATATTTACTGCCCCGACGCGCAAGTGTCGAATTCGGGTGACGTTGGAATCTGGGCATTCTGCGGTTCAACTATCGTAGCTAATGGCGCAGTGTCGAATTATGCTAGTGATACAGTAAATGGCTATGGTTTTGGCTTTCAAAGCGAGTTCGGATCGACGCTTGTAGCAACAGGTGCTAAAGCAATGGGATGTTATAAAGCCGGTTTTGCTGCTTTATCAAATTCCACTGCACGTATTCACAACTGTGAATCTTACCAGAATGTAGGCAGCGGGTTTCTGTCGTGGGCGGGTGGTCAAGTTGAAGCATTCGGGAGTTCTTCGCACGATAATCAGAAATACGGTATAGAGATAACAGAATATGGAAATATCATCGGGGTCTCTACGAACACGAATAACACGCTGGGGGCTACAAGCAAATTCGCTTATTTAGACACATCGACAGGATCAGCACGCGTCGCTTCATCGAGTGGAAATTTGCGATTGGATGCTGAAGGGACTGGTGGAGTTTATTTTCATAACGGTCAAGGCCTGCAATTCGGAATCGGTAATTCGACATCTCCGACAAGTTTTGTTGAAGTGCGCGGTGGTGGTGTTGAGAACGCCAATCAACCCCAGATTAGTGCGAGCGGCGCAGCTACAAATATTCCAATCAGGTATGATGCAAAGGGAAATGCCGGCCAGTTCTTCAATAATGCTAACGGGTTACAGTTTCAGATCCAAGGCGCTGTGGCAAATACAGTAAATCAAGTATATGTATCCGGCAGTAAGACCGGCGATCCCGCAATTATCGGAGCAGCTGGAACAGATGCTATCGTCGATCTTGCGCTGTACCCAAAGGGTGCTGGGTCATATGTCAGAATTGGCTCCAGTTTTGTTTCAACGTCTGACGTGCCGATAACCGGATATATTCAAATAAAGGATAGTAGCGGCACAATTCGCAAGATTGCTGTTGTGGCCTAATATCAACAACTGTTTAATGCTGCATTCAACGTAAATAAAGGAGTCAGATGTGAAAAATGATAAATCGCCTGTAGTCCCCGCATTACTCAAAGAGCCTAGTGCTACGCAATTTCTCCGTGATACCAATGTCACTATAGCTAACACACGCAGCAGCAACTATCCTGAGAAAGATGAACTACACCGAATTAACTGCTGCAATTCAAAACTATTTGCAGAACGCTGAAACCAGCTTTGTCGCAAACATTCCTACGTTTGTTAAGCAGGCGGAACAACGCATTTACAATTCGGTGCAGTTTCCATCGCTTAGGAAGAGTGCGACACTTACTTTCACGTCAGGTAGTGCAAATCTTGAAGCGCCCAATGATTTTCTTGCGCCGTACTCATTAGCTGTGATTGACGGTACTGGAATGTATCAGTTTTTATTGAATAAAGACGCAAACTTTATCCGTGAGGCGTACCCCACCGTTGCCGGTACAGGATTGCCTAAGCATTACGCTATATTTGGCCCTCGAACAGCCGCGCCTACGGAAATCACTTTTTTGGTTGGCCCAACGCCTGATTCGGCGTATTCTGCCGAAATCCAATATTATTTTTATCCTGAATCAATTGTTACGGCATCGACAACGTGGCTTGGCGATAACTTTGACACTGTTTTATTGTATGGGTGTTTGGTAGAGGCTTACACATATCTTAAAGGTGAAGCCGACCTTATTACGCTGTATGATACAAAGTATAAAGAAGCGTTAGCAATGGCGAAACGACTAGGGGATGGCATGGATCGGCAGGATGCGTATCGCTCTGGGCAGTATAGACAACCGGTGACTTGATATGCCAATTGTTCAAACACTCACTACAAGTTTCAAGAAAGAAAGTTGGCAGGCAATCCACAACCTTGAGATAGATACGCTCAGGATTGCTTTATATACTGGAAACGCTACACTAAACGCAGATACAACTGTTTATTCAACAACGAATGAAACAAGTGGGCCGGGTTATGCAGGCGGGGGTATTACGCTGACAGGGGTTACACTAACCACAGAGGGTAGTACCGTGTTTGTCGATTTTAGTGATGCTGTCTGGACAGGTGCAAACTTTACTACTCGCGGAGCACTGATCTATAACTCAAGCAAAGGCAACCGGTCTATTGCGGTGCTAAATTTTGGCACTGATAAGACTGCTACAGGCGTTTTTACTGTGACGATGCCTGCCAATACAGCAGCAACGGCTTTGCTCAGGTTTATATAAAGGTTAAACATGCCAACATCTTACACAACATCTTTAGGGCTTGCACTTCCTGCCGATAACGAGTTGGGGGGTACTTGGGGGCAGGTTGTTAATGCCTACATCACTACATACCTAGATGCTGCAATCGCAGGTGCTCAAACGATTAGCGGTTCTCAAACGGCAGTCACACTGACCAAAACAACCGGTTTAACTTTATCGCAGGCTGGAGCAACCTCAACAGGGTCGGCACAATACAGCATTATTAACTGCACGGGTAATCCTGCAAGCTTGCTAACAATCACGGCGCCTGCTGCTAGTAAAGTGTATTTGGTCATCAATTCGACGAGTACATCGCAGCAAGTTAAAATCGTAGGTGTAGGCCCCACAACAGGGGTGACAATTAATTCCGGCGAACGCGCACTTGTTGCATGGAACGGTTCTGATTTTGTTAAGGTAGCATCTTCGATTGTTTCAGGCTTGACAGCAAACCGTTTACTATATGGATCGGCAGTAGGTGAGATTGCACAGTCTGCGGGGTTGACTTTTGACGGTACCAACTTTGCAACTACAGGCACTGCATCAGCTACAAAAATTATACCTACAGGTGGCACGGCTGCCGGTACCGGTATGTATCTGTCTGCTGCTAACACCATTTCAATGAGTACAAACAGTCTTGAGTCACTTAGAATAGATGGTGCTGGTTTTTTAACCGTTAGAAGCGCAACCGTAACTACAAGCGTTATATTCAATGATCCAATACTTGGCGCGACGAACAATTATATAAACATGCCAGCAACCAATACGGTTGCAGTTAGTACAAACAATGTTGAGAGATTGCGGATAAATGCTTCTGGAAATGTCGGGATCGGCACAACCTCCCCGGTCAACAAGCTGGACGTGAATGGTTCTTTCGGTCGCGGCGCCCCGGTTACAAAAACGACTAGCTTCACGCTTGCTGCTACTGAGAACTGGGTCATTGTTAATATGGCCGGCGGCTGTACCGTGACCCTCCCCGCCGCATCGTCGTGGACAGGCCGTGAGTTAACAATTAAAACGCTTAACGATCCTGTTGTGTCGGCATCTGCTAATGTAGTGGGGCTTGCTTCTGTTAGTGCCAGCACTTCGATACTAGGTCCCACACCCGGTAAGTGGGCAACGCTAGTAAGCGACGGCACATCTTGGGTCGTTATGGCGGCAAACTAAAATGTGCAACGAAATCATCGCCATCCTGTTCCTTTCCCGAGACATTGCGCATCGGGAGCACCTGAAAACCACGTCTTATGCAGCGCACGTCGCTTTGCAAGAGTTCTATGAGGGTATCATTCCGTTAGCTGATGATCTGGCCGAAACATATCAAGGTGTTTATGGGCAGTTAAAAACAATTCCTTACCTCAAACCAGAAGGTGCTGAAAGTATTGATGACGAGCTGGAGTTTCAACTTGAGGAAGTTGAGAGTTTGCGGTACGATACATTTAAGAAGGATGAAACGGCTTTACAGAACATCGTTGATGAGATTGTCGCGCTGTATATGAGAACGCTCTACAAGCTGCGACGGTTTAAGTAGGAGGTCTCATGCTCAGTGCGTTACTATCTTTTCTTGGTGGGTCGTTTGTCCGCGCCATATGGGGCGAAATTTCAGCATTCTTGAACAAACGACAAGATAATAGGCACGAGATTCGTTTGCTTACGTTGCAGATGGAGTTAGATGATCGGGCGCATGTTCGTAATCAGGAAGCTCTCCAGCTTCAGGCGCAGCTAGGTGTAAAGATTATTGAGGCGCAATCTCAAGCAGCCGTTGATAAGTCAGAAGCCGATGCTTTTGGGGAGGCGATGCAGCGAGCATTTGAACCTACTGGTTACTCTTTGGTTGACGTATGGAACGGTTTGATAAGACCTACGGCAGCCACAGTAGCGATTGCGTTGTGGGTAGGCAAGCTAATAAACCAAGGTTTTCAGATGGCCGAATGGGATATGGAGCTTGTAGGCGTGATTCTAGGTTTCTTTTTTGCTGACCGGAGCCTGAGAAAACGTGGGAAATGATGCCATCACGATTGCTGCGGTTTTATGCAGGCGTTTTGAGGGGTTATACCTCCGTCCCTACCTATGCCCTGCAAGCGTCCCTACAATCGGGTTCGGGGCTACGCGCTATGAGAACGGTGCTAGAGTAAAGCTGTCCGATCCTCCAATCACAAAGCAACGCGCAGAAGAATTACTTTACCACGAGTTAGAGACAATTAAACCTCATGTCATGCGCCTTTGCCCAATGCTTGAACTCTGGGGGTCTTCAGCACAAGCTGCAATCATAGATTTTACATTCAACCTAGGTATTGGGCGCTTGCAGTCATCCACACTGCGTAAAAGAATAAACTCAGACAACATCGATGGCGCTAAAATCGAGTTAGGTAAATGGGTTCGCGGTGGAGGCAGGATACTTCCCGGACTGGTTAAGCGCCGAGCAGCGGAAGCCGCACTTTTAGGATAAATCGTGGCAACACAAAAACTACTGTTTAAGCCGGGAATTAACAGAGATAACACGTCACTTGCGAACAAAGGTGGCTGGTTTGAGTGCGACAAAGTACGATTTCGTTCAGGAACCCCGGAAAAAATAGGTGGGTGGGTTCGAGATTTTTCAATCACAAATGCACCGTTGGTACCGCCTTCAGGATCATTCTGGGGTGTAGGTAGGTGGCTTTTTACGTGGCAAACACTTTTAGGACTTAATCCGACCGTTACCGGTACAAACCTAAAACTCTATTTGCAGTACGGTAAAAACGGGAGTGTTACGGACATCACCCCCCTGCGTTACACAACCAAGGCGGGTGACGTTACGTTTTCTGCAAACACGGTCGGGCTGACAAACATTGTTACTGTAAACTGCACCAACCACGGTTGCAGTGTAGGCGATTTTGTTATTTTTTCTGGGGCTGCAAGTCTTGGTGGCGCTATCACCGCAGCAATACTAAATTCAGAATTTCGTGTTCTTTCAATCACACTCAACAGTTTTACGATTAGTGTCAGTGTTAATGCAACAGCGCTTGATACAGGTACTGGTGGTGCAGCGACGATTGGGTATTTTCAGATTAAGAACGGTGCGGAAATTTCAACTTCTGTAAGTGGATGGGGTGCAGGGACTTGGGGTTCAGGTACTTGGGGCAATACTTTTGCAACTTCCGGGACAACCATAACCCCCCTAGTTTGGAGCGGTGGTAACTACGGAGAATCCTTGATCGCGAACCCGCGTTACGGAGGTTTATATTTATGGACGCCTGACCCTGTTGTAGCGTCTAACATTAACAGGGCAACATTGCTCACAGCGCAGACGTTTACAGTGTCGATTGCCAGTCCAGGCTTAATAACTTTAACAAGTGCTTTATCTGAAGGCACAGCATTCACGGTCACAACTAACGGTACACTACCGACAGGGCTGTTGGCTGGCAGCCGTTATTACTTGGTAAACATATCAGGGCTAACTGCTAATTTTGCTGCAACAGAAGGTGGTACACCAATCACCACAACCGGTACGCAGTCTGGTACGCATACACTAACAATTGCCGATTGTCCGGTCACTGCTGCATATACGCTGATTTCAGACGGTTCTAGGTTTGTTTTAACTTTTGGTGCTAACGACTATAACGCATCTGTTCGAGACCCCATGTTGGTGAGGTGGTCTGATCAAGAAAACTACAATGTCTGGACACCTTCAATCACAAACCAAGCGGGTAGTTTCAGGCTTAGTCGCGGAAGCGAGATTCAAACAGCGCAACAAACACGGCAAGAAATACTTGTTTGGACAGATGCGGCGCTTTATTCAATGCAGTATCTTGGGCCGCCTTACATATGGGGTTTTAATCTTCTTGGTGACAATATATCTATTGCGTCTCCAAACGCTGTAGCTCTTGCAAACAACATCACGTACTGGATGGGTATTGATAAGTTTTACATCTATTCAGGACGTGTAGAGTCTTTAAGCTGTTCACTAAGGCAGTTTGTTTTTGGCGATATTAACCTTGACCAGAAGTATCAGTTTTTTGCAGGTACTAACGAGGGTTTTCATGAGATATGGTGGTTCTACTGCTCTGTTAACTCTACCACCATCGATCGTTATGCTATATACAACTACTTAGAAGGGGTTTGGACTT